AGAAAAACAATTATCAGATATTGATACTTCAATTAACTTATCGGCAGAAAGTGAGTTAGGCAAATAATGACACAAGATGTACTAGGATATTCTTCACACGATTGGAGAAAACATACAGACAATGCTGTTGTAGGAACAGGATCTAAATTAATACCTGTTAACGATTGCAAGGTGTGGTTCACACACCCTAAAAGTCTTAAAGATGTAGAAGTTGACCTATCAAGGTTAATAAGAGTATATGTAAACAACCACGAGAGTCATAAAAGGAGTGTTAAGTAATGGAAATGTTATTTTTAGTAATTTGCGTATTAGCAATTGCTTATGCGATTTCAGATTGGAAGTTAAAGATCGCATTTTTAAAGGAATGGTTTAATACAACTTGGAAGAGAAAATAATGAGTGATAAAGAGTGCGTGGTGGGTACGAATCATCAATCCTCGGTCATCCTCGGACGATTAAATAGTCAAAAATCGTTGATTTTACTCGCTTTTTAATGGCTTGACTTTTAATACGATTTATGATACAATTAAGAGATAATACTAACAAAAACAAAGGATAATACTATATGTCAAATAATCACAGTTACAAATACGACAAAGACAACTTATACAAAGAGTTTGCAGACGCAAAAGACAAAGATGTTGCTTTATCTTCATTTACAGAAATAGAAGACAAAGAGAATGACTTTTATACTAATAGAGTAAAATTCTTAAACGAACACATTGCTCTTAAAAAGTCAAATCCATCTTATTATTCAGAATTAGATATTAATTTTGACGCATTACTTAATGCTTACAAGACAACAGATCCTAGAGATACTTTTTATCAACTAGGTTTCGGTATGTCATATGCAGAAAAAAGAGCAGAATCAGTACCAACATCTGTAAACGATTAATGAAAAAAGTAAAAGAAAAATATAAAAATATAACTAGACCTTCTTTTATGAAGACTTTGAAAGGATTTAATTTTCCTAATTTGTCTTTAGACATAAACGGTCTAGTAAGAAATTCTATACCAACTAGTGATAGGATCCCAGGCACTTGTGTAAAGAGAACTTTACCACAAGTTAAATTGCCTGCCGGTAAAACAATTAGTCTTGCTTACAACAAAGGTAATTACCAAGTTGTAGATGTATCAGACTTTAAAACAATGGGGAGAAAAATATAATATGAAGAAATTGATATTAATACTATTTTTAGGTTCGTGCTTTGCATTTCAAAGTTATGCTGAAAACATAGTAGAGGAAATAGATGTAAATGGTAAAACAAAGGCCGAGTGGAAAGAACTATACACACAGGCAGGTTGTTATGACCTAAACATTTTTGCTAGAGAAATCTGTAAAACTAAAATATTTCAATTAGAGAACTATAAGAATGTTAAAGAAGACATTACTAAAGTTGCTCAGAAATTGAACTTAAATTAATATGTACGGAGATTTTGTATGTACGAGTGCCAATGACGGTACTCACTTATTCAGACCTATTACTGCTAAGGCACAAACGCTTTGGCAGGAAAAAGGTTTTAGTAAATTTGTAGTTGATAATAACGAAGACTATTATATTGTTAAAAGTGTAGATAGTCAGAAAATTTGTGATGAAATTAGAAAAAATAATATGGATTTCACTAGTTAGTTTATTGCTAACTAATTGTGCCAATATAAACAGATCCGAAGTAGGTGCTGTATTAGGAACAGTAACGACAACAAGTGGTTGTGTTTCATTAGGGATAGACAATCCTTATGTGATTGCTGGTTGTGCTGTTGCAGGTGCTTTTGCTGGTGCAGAAATTATGTATAAGTCAGATTATGATGTACACAATGCTGTATTTGTAGATCACTTAAACAATGGTCCAGGTACACAAAGTTATACTAACTGGTATAATCAAAAGTCAGGTAACTCTGGTATTATTAAAGTATCCAGATCGTACCTAGAAGGTCCTTTCAAGTGTAAAGACTATGACGCAACAATTGACATATCAAACCAGTGGCCGTTGATCGGTGTTGGTGGTGTGAATAGAAGAGTCGTATTCGGTACTGCTTGTCAACTGCCAGATGGCAAATGGATTGAAAAACCAACAATGGTAAAAAAATAATGAAAAAATTAATACTAATTACAACCTTACTGTTTATAACCTCTATAATGATAAATTATGCTTATTCAGGTGAGAAAATATTACATAGTAAGATTATAGGAATACCACCTGAAAAAACAGATGGTCAATATTGCTTTATTAAAGTAGTCATTAAACAAAAAGGTGATGAAATAATTAAAGAAGAAATTTTGGAGTGTGCTGATGGTAAAAAGGGTATAGAAACACCAGGTTATTGGGAACTATATGCTCAGTTTTATTATAGAGAAACCACTACTCCAGAATATTGCCGATATTATACTCGGCCAGAACACGCCTTGAGGTCGTTCGGCAAGATGTGTTTAAAAACGAACGGTGAATGGGAGGTTCAATGATTAAAAATCTAATCATAATCGGACTCTTAACTATTGTCTTCACTCAAACCGACATTGGAATTACTGATCTTTTTGATTATATTCAATTAGGGCTTGACAAAGTGCAGGAAATAGTATATACTATGAAAAGGAGTGTGTAAAATAATATGATGAAAAGTAAAATGAAGATATTACTAGTAGGAATTATGTCAGTATTGCTGACCAATTGTGCTGGTAACTATAAGATAAAGAAAGAGTCAGGCAACAAAGTTGTTGATAGTGTACCAAAATGGTATATGGCTGACATTAATGAGTCGAAGGCTTGTGAAATCAAAATGTTTGGTAAAGACAAAGATAGAGTTTGTATCTATGGTGTTGCCACAGCAGTATCACCAGACTTAAACCTTGCAATTGAGAAGGCAAAAATGCTTGCAAAAGCGGAACTTGCTGACATAATTAAAGGGGAGATGAATAAAGAGTCAAAACAATTTATAACTGAACTTGGTAAAACAAATACTAAAACAGTTGTAACCGAAGTTGAGTCTGTATTAGTTAATGTTATTAAGAACACAAAAGTGAGAGGATATGAAATCTTTGAACAAGATGTGACCTTAACAAAACAAAGTTACTATCGTGCTTGGATAGGCTTAAGACTTCCTCTAGGTGAGTACAATAAAATGTATAACTTCACTATTGAAGAAGCTGTTGACGCCTACAATTTAAAAGAGAAGGCAAATGTTGCCTACAATAAACTTTTAGAGAGTGAGAAATCAGATGACAAAAATAATAATATACAGTAAAGATAACTGTTTATATTGTACCAAGGCCAAGAGTCTTGTAAAAAGACTTGGCCTTGACTACACAGAAAAGAAAATGGAAGAGTATGAGTCTGTTGATAAGATGTTAGAAGACATCGGTAAACAGGTCAGACAAATGCCACAGATCAAAATAGATGACGAACTGATCGGTGGTTACAATCAACTAGTAGAATACTTTGAAAAACAAGGACTAGTAAATTTTAAAGGCGAAAAACTTGAAGGATAATATAATTACTTTTCCTACTAATAGGATTGTCGCAGATAGAACTAGAGAACTTGACACTCAAAGAAAAAAAATGAGTGATAAGGTTTCTAAAGAAATACAAAAACAACAAACTAAAAAATTTGTTGAAACTGCCGTTGATGATATTAGTATGAATTTGTTAAAAAGTTTTGTTGACTTAGCGATGAAAACTAACAATCCAAACTTCACAAAAGATTTAGCATTATTAGTAGATGTAATGCGTGGTATGATTTATAGAGATTTTGAACTACCACATCCTGCTCAATTATTAGCAGATAAGATGGTTAAGTTAAAAACTAACCAGGCAGGTACAGTATCAGCAAAACTTGATTATGCTGATGTATTAGGAAAACCTGCTATGACAAAACCTATTTCAGGTGATGTCAAAAACGAATTAAAGGATCTAAATGATACACTAGGGTTTTTTGAACCTGATGGAGATTTAGATGACTAAACAAATTGCTCAAGCAATCGCCGGCCTGGTTGTAAAATGGTCAGAAAGAGAGGGTTTAAACAATGTTTAAATTTTTATTTAATAACAACAAAGAAGAAGGAGAAATAGTTATGTCAAATACAAAACTATCTAAAACGCAAAAGATTAAAAATCTTTTCAATAAAGGTGCAACAGTTACTTGGAAACAATTAAGAACTGTTTACGACCTAAGATCACCAGCTGCAATGGTTGGTAAATTAAGACTTCAAGGTATGATGATTTATGAAAATAGATCAAAAGCTGGAGTGTCTTTTAGAGTTGGTACACCATCAAAAGCGATAATCGCTGCTGGTATTACTAAAGTGTTCGGTAAACAAGTATCTTACTCAGCATAATACTTAAATATAGGGCGCTTCGGCGCCCTAAATTACAGCTTGACAAACCACAAAAATTGTGATAGTATATATCATATAAAAAGGGAGAACAACAATGCCAAGAATTTATAAATCAAAAGTAAGACAAGATTTAGAACACCAAGATACATCAATTGCTGTTCTAAAAGAAACCATTAAATGGTTTAAAACACAAATTGAAGACCACGATTGTGGTTGGATGTACACAACCATTGAAGGTTGCAAGGCAAGAATTAGAGTAATACAAGACGAGAAAAAAGGTAAGAAAGTCAAACACTATTCGGAGTATCTATAATGGATTTAGAACACGGATTTGGATTGTTTGCTTTAGGTATGATATTAACTGTACTAGGTTTTGGTATTGCTTTTTATTTCGGTAGTAAACAAACTAAACCTGAACCTGAATTAACGGAAGTAGAAAAATCAATTAAAGATATATACAATGTTAAAAAAAATTAAGAAGTCTGAATACCAAGACTATGCTGATTGTATCAGAAGCGATCAGATTTCAGCAGCAGGTGTATTAGACCTAATGAAAGACAAAGCATTTTACAAGTGGTATAAAAAGAAATACTTATGATATTAGTTGACCTTAATCAAGTTTTAATCTCAAACCTAATGGCACAGGTAAGAGGTAAAGGTGATGTTAAACCTAACAAAGATATGATTCGTCATATGGTATTAAACTCATTAAGAGGTTTCAATATAAAATTCAAAGAAGAATATGGTGATATGGTGTTATGTTCAGACGCCAGCGATCCTTGGCGTAAAGAGTTTTTTCCACTATACAAACATAGTAGAAAAGCTGCTAGACAAGACGGTCCTTTTGATTGGGCTAACATATTCAAAATGATTACAGAAATTAAGAACGAACTAAAAGATAATTTTCCATACAAACTAATGTATGTAGAAAATTCTGAAGCAGATGACTTGATTGCTGTTATCATTAAAATGCAAAAAGAAACCAAGTACCTAGTTGTGTCAGGTGACAAAGACTTTATTCAACTTCACAAGTATGGTAATGTGTATCAATACTCTCCTCTATTAAAAGGTTTTATAGGTGAACAAGAGGATCCTGTAAAATTTTTGAGAGAACAAATTATCAAAGGCGATAGATCAGATGGCGTACCTAATATATTAAGTGATGATGATGTATTTCAAAAAGGTGAAAGACAAAAACCTATTAAGAAAGCAATGCTAGAAGAATGGTCTAATATTGATAATATACCATTAGGATCAGAAACAAAAAAGAATTACAACCGGAACAAGAAACTTATTGACTTGTCCCAAATACCAAAAACGATAGAAACTAACATTATAAATACATATAACAATTATAAAGTAAAAGACAGGTCGCTCCTGTTACCTTATTTTATAGGAAAAAAACTGAAGACATTGATAGATAAGATTAATGACTTTTAAACAATTGAGGATATTATGGCTATAAGAGATAACGCACAATTAAGAAAAGGTATCGGATCCGAAGGATCAGGTGCTCCTACCGTACACGAGATTTTTACGAAAGTAAATAACGCAAAAGACAAGACTCAAAAGATTGCAATTTTAAAAGAATATGATAATCAGGCAATGAGGCAGTTATTAAAAGCTGGTTTTGATCCTAAAATCAAATTTGATTTACCTGATGGCAATCCACCTTACATTGCAAATGAGGCACCTGCTGGTACTGAACACACAAGTTTAGCAGCTGAGGCTAAAAAACTATATCATTTTGTAGTTGGGGGAAACAATACAATAAACAAGTTGAAAAAAGAAACTATGTTTATTCAGATATTAGAAGGTCTACAAGAAGATGACGCTGAGGTTCTAATGTCAATCAAAAATAAAAATCTTAATCAAACATATAAAGGTTTAACTGCTAATTTAGTTAAAGAAACCTTTAATTGGGATGATGATTTTATTCGACTCGACAAGTAAAACCACACATTTATAGGGGTGTTCACGCTTTGTTCTCATAGCACACCCCTAAAACTCAATAAAATCAACACTTATTATCGCTTGACTTTCTTCTATAAGTCTGATACTATAAATATATGAGAAAACAATTATTATATCTATTTTTAGCGTTTGTATATATCTGGTCGTGGAGTATATTTAATGCTTTAAAAGCAGATGAGAGAGTTATAAACACGACAGGTCATATTATCGTAGAGACCGTTAAGGGTACCGATATAGACCAAATGAAAGTTTTAGAAAGTGAACTAGAACATTTAGGTCATAAATTTGCTTTGGAATTTATTCCAATTATTGAGGCATATTTACCTTACATTATGGATAGAATGATGACAGATTTGAGATTGAGTTTAGATAAACAAAAGAAATGTTTATTGCTTAAAGACTCTAAAATCAAAGATAAGGATTGTCAATGATAGAATTTTTTAACAGCATACCGTTAGAATTAAAAGTTATAATTTTATCGTGTATAACAATGGGAATTATACAGCATTACAATGACTATAAAAAGAAAATCAGAAACGGCAAAGATGAAAGTTAAGAAGACTCTAAAAAGAGAACTTGTTAGCAATCGTAAGTACACAACAACATACAAGGATATTAAAAAATATTTTAAGATGTTGAATAAAACTATATTTAAAAATGTACTTATGCCTTTCAATGATATTCAATTAAAAGATTTAAAGTGGCAAAGATGTTATGGTCAAGTTATACTATGGGAATGGAAAGGCAAAGGTACTGTTCAATTTCATTTACAGATGTTACCAAAATACAGAAATAAAAAAGAGTTTGTGGAAACACTAGCACACGAAATGATCCACCTATATCAAATGAATTATAAAGGCGATACAGGTAATCACAATAAACTATTTTATTCATTTAGACCGAAGTTAAATAATATCGGCTTAGATTTATAAACAACTGAAAGATATATTATGGCAAGACAAGTGAAAGAGTTAGACCCCTATATTAAGGCAAGAGTAGGTGAGGCAATAATCAAGTTAAGTGAGTTAGTAAAACAATCTAATTTATCAGGTACAAGTAAACTATACTACACAGGACAATGGGCAAAAGATGTTTACGATAACTTTACAAATAAACAGGCGGCTGTAATCTTCAGCAAAGTAAGAAAGTTAGAATCAAATTTAACCTTTTATCAACAGAAATTAGAATCATTTACCGACCACGATCAAGTAGAGTGGGTAGGCTATGACTATTATGCCAAAAAAATATAATTGGGACAATCTATTAGATAGTTGTTGGAAGTGGACAAAGATCACTTTTGCAGTTAGTATTCTTTGCGTTTCAGCGTATTGGTACGGTACATTTAAACCTAACAAATGGTCAACTGCTACTGTAACTGCTCAACTAGAACAGTTTTACCTAGAAAAAATTAAAGATTTAGATTTAAGAGAACCTGAATTTACTTATAGTGATGATATGCAATTCGTTAGAGCAATGCACAAGTGCATAGACTATATTAATTTCACAACACCTAAAGACAAGAGAGTGCCTTGGGAGATGGTTATAGGTCAGGCTGCGTTAGAGTCTGGTTGGGGTAAGAGTAGATTTGCAACTAAAGGTAATAATCTATTCGGTATTAGAACCTTTACTGAAACAACGCCACACTTACTATTAGTAGGTGTAACTGAATGGCCAGGTTGGGGTGTAAGAAAGTTTAGTAGTAAATGTGATAGCGTAAAAGAATATTTTAGATTATTAAACGAACACCGTGCTTACAAAAAATTTAGAACTAAAAGACAAGTGATGTTAGAAAATAATAAACAACTTGATTCAATTGTATTAATCAAAACTTTAGATAAGTTTTCAACTACTAAAGATTATGACCAAAGAGTTATAAGAATGATTAAAAAGATCAGAAAATTAGAAACTAAATAATCATATGTTTTTAACACTATTAACTTTTATATCAGCGATCAGTATATCTGTAATAGCAGCAGGTTATTCTATTATAGGACTAGCAACCTTGTTTGCTGGTGCAACCACAGCCATTATTGCAATGGGTGGGGCATTAGAAGTAGGTAAGTTAGTTGCAGCCAGTTGGTTGTATAATAATTGGCGCTCAGATGTACCTAGACTTTTAAAATCATATCTGTTTATAGCAATTATAGTATTAGTATTCATAACCTCTATGGGTATCTTTGGTTTCTTATCAAAGGCACACCTAGATCAAGTTAAACCTACATCAAGTAATAATATTAAAATAGAACTAATTGACAATCAAATTCTTTCACAAGAAAAAATTATAGATAGATCACAAAAGACTTTAAATTTATTAGACAAGGCATTAGAAGTTTACATAGACAAAGAATATGTGACCAGAGGTTTAAAAGAGCGTAAGAAACAAAAACCTGAAAGGGACGCATTAACGAATGCTATAAATGAGGCGAGTGATAAGATAACTGAACTATCAGATAAAAGAGGTAGTTTAAAACTAGAACAAGATAAGATAGAGGCAGAGGTAGGACCTATTAAATATATTGCTGAACTTATATATGGTGATGACGCAAAGGACTATTTTGACCACGCTGTTAGAATTGTAATACTGATATTAATATTTGTATTTGATCCTCTTGCAGTATTACTATTAATAGCTGCTAACATATCATTAAGACAATGGAGATTGGCGAGAAATGAAAAACAAAATATCAAAGACGAAGAAGAAAAAGAGAGTAAGAAGCAAAAGGATTGGCAGAAAGAAGCTGTTAATGCAAAAGCTAGGGCGAAAGACTACCGAGATAAGCAAAGAATTTACAAAGATTTTTTTGGAAAACTAGGTAAGAGAACTTTAAACAATAGAGATTATGAAGATTTTTTTGCTAAAATGGGAACTGAAGAATTGAAAAACTTAGGACTTGATCCAGATGAGATAAGACTTAAAATGGATCAGATAATGGAATGGAATGCGAATAGCGATACTGATAGCAAGTAGTTTACTTTTAAACGCTTGTGCTGTAGCACCCTCTTGGTTAGCAACTTCAGGTGGTGCATATTCAGAATACAAAGTATTATCAGCTGCCAAAACAGGATTAGATTTAGGTCTATCAGCAAACGATTTACCTACAACAAATGACTATGCTTTATCGCAGATAACAGGATATGATTGTAGAGTTAAAAGAGGTATAAAAAAAGGTATTGAATATATGTGTAAAAGCGTAGTTGCTACACCTATTATACCAAAAAAGAAACCAAAAGAGCTTGACAAACCCGATAATAAGTGATATAGTATAGTATATGATGACAATTGAAGATATAAAAAGATTAAAAATCAAACAACATAGATTAGACAATCTAGCAAAAGCTTGTGCTGACGCTAAATCAGATGATATGAAATCTATGTGGTATATGAAATTAAAAAAATTAGCAAAAGAATATGATATGATGAGTTACTTTGCGAGGTTAATACACTAGTGAATATATTTTACCTAGATAAAAATCCAAATACTGCTGCTAAGATGATGTGTGATAAACATATTATCAAAATGATATTAGAGTCTGCTCAAATGCTATGTACTGCTAAAAGAGTATTAGACGGCACAATGTATCTAGGCAAGACAAAGAACAATAGAAATATTAAAAGATGGCGATTAGATAATGATAACGAAGAAGCAACTATATACAAGGCAGGTTGGCTAGGTCACCCTAGTACACAATGGGTTCTAAAGTCTGCTTACAATTACAGCTGGCTATATAACCATATGATTGCTCTGAATGAAGAATACAAATTAAGATGGCAAAAAACTAAAAATCATATCTCAATAGACAAGTTGGGTGTGTTACTAAAAGACCCACCTAAAAATGCACCTATCAATGTGATAGGCACAGACGCTACACCAGCAATGCCAGATCATTGTAAGATACCTAATGATGTAGTTGGGTCATATAGAAAATACTATATACTAGAGAAGATAAGATTTGCCAAGTGGGAAAAACCTAACGCAATAATGCCCGAGTGGTTTAAGGAAGGAATAAATGTTTGATTACATAGTAGGTGGTGGTATAGTAACAAAATCAAACTTTTTTACACCAGAAAAATTTGAAAGTATTAAACAAGATATTAAAACTTTTGATTGGGAAGAAAGACATCAACCATTAAAGATGGCATATGGTAATAGATTTCAAGGTATGCCTTGTTATCAAGTCATATACGATAAAGAGAATGATTATATTATAGATAAAATAGAAGAAATAATAAAACATCCTATTAAAGATTTTTCTATGATTGCAAGAAAAATTTTAATAAGTGAAATAAAGGCATCCCCACAAGATTTTAGTAAATATGGTTTTGTACATAGAGATTTAGAAAGAGAATTTGTTTCAGAATCTTTATTAGCAGGTATGATGTACTTTGACCAATCTTATGACGGTGGTACAGCATTTTTTCATAATCAATTGGAAAAAGCACCAGACATATATGTAAGTAGTTTTCCAAATAGATTAGTTTTATATAACGGTGGTAGATATCACGCTAATTGTTTTGATTACACAATGGAAGAAAGAATAACATTTTCTTTTTTCTTTAAACTAAAATAGAAAGATATATAATGCAAATAGATGATTTAGAAATAAGCAGACAAATGTCCAAACAACATAGGGACGAGAGATTGGCAAAAGAACAAGGTATGATAAGACTATATACTATATCAGAAATAGATATATTAAAAAAAGGATTAAGTGATGGCGAAATCAAAGAAGACTAAAGAACCTAGAGGTAAAATTTAC